GGCTTCATTATGTAGGCTATTGCTGCAGAGAGAGTAGTACGGATTGGATGGATGTCAGTGTGTGCCATATATCATTTAGTACCTCTTTCATATAGTCAAAATCTTCATCATAAATTCTGTTTGTTGAATTAACTCTTATTGCCATTTGATTGATATTTCTCTGTATACCACTAAGAGATTTTATTAATTTTTTTATGTCCTGATTTTCATATTTTACGATAACTCCTGCTATTGCCATTTTGCGAATATATGCTCCTATTGATGAGCTTTCAGCTAATTTTGCTTTTTTAATAATGAATGCCTTTTCTTCATTATTTACTCTGAGTGTAATTATCGAATTTCGTTTGAGTTCATTCATACAAATTCAGCTCCTTGATTTAAAATTAACGGGGTCTTAGGGGTGTCCCCTAACAAGCAAATTGACCGACGGACGGAGGGCAATTTTCGCAAAATGTATTACATTTTGCAGTGCTTGCTATTTAAGAAAGCGGTGCTTCGCACGAGCTTAAAAAGTCCCCTATCAATAAGCCGAAAAAACTGCAAAATGACAACTGTAATAGTAAAAAAAGTTGCGATAATCCAATAAAAATGTTGAAAAAGTAAAAAACATATATTATAATCAATTTATCAATCATTTGTTTTCTGTTTGTCGTATAAACGAGGTGTTATATGCCAATGGATGACAAAAATAAATCTTTCTCATTTGCAGCGGAATGGCAACAAGAATACAGGAAAATGCAACGCAGAGAAACTTACCTGTATGAAAAAGATAAGGGACGATTGATTAGATTTGATGAAGCATATATAACGACTGGAACTCCGAATACAATCGAAGATTTTATTTCTAAAAGAAATCTGCATAGAGCTTTAGCTCAAGCCCTTAAAGAACTTAATGAAATTGAGTATGAGATAATTCAAGAATGTTTTTTTACAAATGAAAAGTTAAACTATTCAAAATTATCAAAAAAGCATTCTATTTCAAAACAGGCTTATACAAAAAAAGTGAAAAGAATACTTGCAAAGCTTAGAAATCTTATCACTTTATACTACGAAGAGTTCTGATTTTTGTATAATATGCTACATTTTAGAAAAATAATAATTTTTATCTTTAATTTTGGTTGTCATTTTGCAGTTTTTTCGGTTTATTGATAGAGAATAAAATTTCTCTAGAGTAGTTACTTTTGCTTGAATATTCCAAAATTGTGTGATATTGTGTGATTACTGAAATCAAATCATTCTGCCTGCTGTTTTGCAAGAAAGGAGCGTAATATGCAAACAACAGGAGAATTTAAAATTACAGCTCTATATGCAAGACTATCATCTGACGATGAGCTGCAAGGTGAATCCAACAGTATTACTTATCAAAAACAAATTTTGGAAGAGTATGCTGCTACAAATAACTTAAATAACTATCAGTTTTATGTGGACGATGGTTTTTCAGGTACAAATTTTGAAAGACCAGGATTTCAGCGAATGGTTAGCGATATTAAAAATGGTGTTATAGGGACAGTTGTTGTTAAAGATTTATCTCGTTTCGGAAGAAACTATTTACAGGTAGGTTACTACACTGAAATGATGTTTCCAGAGTATGACATTCGCTTTATATCTGTTACAGATAATGTAGATTCAAATTTTGGTTATAACGAATTTGTACCACTCCATAATCTTATGAATGATTGGTATGCAAAAGATATTTCTCGAAAGCAGAAAGCTGTTATACAAAGCAAAGGTAATTCAGGAAAGAGGCTAACGACAAAAGCTATTTTCGGTTACAAAAAAGATGATGACGGTCAATGGGTTATCGACAGTGAAGCTGCTGAGGTTGTGAAAAAAATTTTTAAACTGTGTTTAGATGGATATGGCACTCAGATGATTGCCAATTATTTATTTGCAGAAAAGATAAAAAATCCATCAGCATATATGGGATATGTTTGCAGAACTAAGGATGATAAAAATCCATATCTATGGACTTCTCAAACAATCTCCAGTATTTTATCAAGACAAGAATATTGTGGCGATACAGTTAACTTTAAGACACAAAGAAAAAGTTGTATGAGCAAACAAATTATATACAACAATCCTGAAGATTATAAAATTTTTTATAATACTCATACTGCTATTATCAGCAGAGAAGACTTCAAGAAAGTACAAGAAATCAGAAGTAAGCGAAAAAGAATATCTCCAATTCAGAAGCCTGTACTTTTTGATGAAATATATTGTGCAGATTGCGGACATCGTATGTATATTATGCGTTTAAGGGATAAGTCAAAACCCGATGCTTATTCCTGTAGCAAGTACCGCAAAAATTCTTTAGTTTGTAGTTCGCATTATATTCGAGAAGGTTATTTGATTGAATATATTCTAAATGAGTTAAATGTGCTTTTAAATTCAGCTCAAGATGAAGATTTTCGTAAAAAAATTAAAGATGAATTTTCAAAAAAGAATAGCCTTACACAAGTCGAGATTAAAAAAAATCTCGCCAATGCTCAAAAGAGAATTGATGAGATTAATGTAATCATCAAAGAATTGTATGAAGATAAAGTAAAGGGAAATATCACGCTTGAAATTTTTCAGAAACTTTCATCTGAATTTATCAATGAGCAAAAGAAACTTGCTAACGCCATAATAGATTATAGCAAGGAGCGTGCTGATTTAGATAATTCTAAAGACGCACTAAAGGGGTTTCTTGATATAGTTGAAAAGTATAAGTATCGTACACAAGGCTCTATCACACAGCTTACCCATGAAATTGTTGATGATTTTATTGACAAAATCGAAGTTTTTGAATCAAAAAAAGTTGATGGCAAGCGTCAACAAAAAGTCAATATTTATTTTAAAGGAATTGGTATCTTATCGGTATAAAAACTCTTCACTAAAACAATTACAAGCACGGAGAGCGTGGATTGAAATTTTTTCCCAGGCTAATTGATTTTTAGTTTTACTTGTCGCTCTCCTCACGGAGAGCGTGGATTGAAATGCTCTGTGTATAGTTCAGTTGATGAAATCCATCAGTCGCTCTCCTCACGGAGAGCGTGGATTGAAATAAAATCACCTATACCGTGTGAAAAAATTAAAACATGTCGCTCTCCTCACGGAGAGCGTGGATTGAAATACAAAATGTTAAGGGTAAAAGTGGCAGTAGCACATGTCGCTCTCCTCACGGAGAGCGTGGATTGAAATCCTGTTGATTATAAAAAGGTATTAAAAATGGAAATGTCGCTCTCCTCACGGAGAGCGTGGATTGAAATAGCGATTATGTCGCACTCCATACGGAGTGCGTGGTCGCTCTCCTCACGGAGAGCGTGGATTGAAATCTCAAGCGAAGAAAGTGGAAGATTTACATACTGGGTCGCTCTCCTCACGGAGAGCGTGGATTGAAATAGCTCATTAAGGGCAGACTTAATAGCTGTTTCGTTGTCGCTCTCCTCACGGAGAGCGTGGATTGAAATTCCACATTTTAGAGTGATAAAACCTATCGGTTTGGTCGCTCTCCTCACGGAGAGCGTGGATTGAAATTTTGTCTCTCTACATTGCGTAGCCATTTTTGAAAAGTCGCTCTCCTCACGGAGAGCGTGGATTGAAATAACACAGCGTAAGGGCTGAAATTTGCTGAAAGCAGTCGCTCTCCTCACGGAGAGCGTGGATTGAAATTATTATATCTCTTTTAATCTTTTAAAAAAGGCTTATGTCGCTCTCCTCACGGAGAGCGTGGATTGAAATTTTGTTATTATGATTTTTGAGTTGTCAGTTTTAGGTCGCTCTCCTCACGGAGAGCGTGGATTGAAATGCCCGGTGGGACACACTACATAAAGAAGGTATCCCACCGGACTTTGATATTTCAGGTTTTATGCTGTTTTCTTCTGTTTCTGTTGCATTTCTGCCATATGGCGTTGGAAGCCTGCTTCCATATCTTCGGGGTTAAGCGGTTTGATGATACCAACACCGTTGTAATAAATGTCGATAATCTGATACCGCTTGCCGTCAAGATAGCGGGCGGCTGATACAACAATCTTGTCGATGAATTCGTGAACAAGCTCACTTGTCAACTCGGTTGGCTCGGTGATTGCCTTTACTTTTTGAACAAATTTTTGCAGATTAACCGTCTTATCTGTTTCGGCTTCAAGATAGCTCTCCATTTCGGGGAGCTTTTCTTTTAGTTCCTTCTGCTCGGTTTCGTATGTGTTGCTCAAGGTTGCGAATCGCTCGTCGCTCAGTTTACCGATAACGTTGTCCTCATAGATTCGCTGTATCAGCTTATCAATTTCAGCGATACGTTTCTTTGCCTTTTCAAGCTCTCGGCGTTTTGCTGTCAGCTCTTTCTTTTTGTCAGAGTCGTAGCTCTCAACCTGTTTGCGGACAAATTCCTTTTCAAAAGCCTGAATGTTCAGAAACACTCGCCGCATACTTTCAAGAACAAGGTTTGTCAGCGTTCTCTCGCCGATATAGTGTGAGGTACAGGTGTCGGGATTCTTGGAATAGCTTGAACACATAAAGTGCGGTGGATCTCGCCGGTCCTTCTTGCCTGATTGGTAGTACATCTTCTGTCCGCAATCCTCACAGAACACCAATCCCGAAAAGATACTGACTTTGCCCGTCCGTGTTTGACGGTGCCTGCCTTCTCGGATTTTCTGAACAAGTTTGAATGTGTCACGGTCAACAATGGCGGGATGGGTGTTCTCGAAGATTATCCATTCGCTTTCAGGACGGTCAACACGCTTCTTGTTCTTAAAGGATTTGGTTGTGCTGCGAAAGTTGATGGTATCACCGCAATACTCTTGTCGCTTCAAGATGTTCGCTATCATAGCCGGACACCAGTGAAACGGAACGGACGGCGGCTTACCGCACTTTCTGCCTACGCTAATCCAGTATTCCGTTGGTGTTGGAACTTTCTCTGCGCTTAGCTTGTTGGCAATTTGTGACGGCCCCATTCCGGATACGCACATCTTAAATATACGCTTGACGATTTCAGCCGCAGGCTCGTCGATTATCCATTGATACTTGTCATCAGGACTTTTCATATATCCAAAAGGCGGATTGCTTGTCAATGGCTTGCCCGATTTGCCTTTGCTCTTGAATACCTTGCGCACCTTGTCACTGGTATTCTTTGCGTGCCACTCGTTAAACCAGTCCTGCATAGGTACAAGATCGCTGATTCCGTTTTTGGTGTCGATATTGTCCATAATGGCAATATAGCGAATGCCCATTCGATCAAATTCTTCTTCCAACAAGGAACCGACTACCAATCGGTTACGTCCGAGACGGGAATGGTCTTTGACAATCAGTGTTGCGATTTTTCCTTCCTCGCCGAGCTTCATAATTTCGTTGAAGGCAGGACGGTTAAAGGTTGTACCGGAGAAACCGTCGTCTATGAAAAGGCGAGTATTTTTGAAACTGTTTTCGGCAGCGTATTGTTGTAAAATTTCTGTTTGATTTTTGATTGAGCCCGATACGCCTTCGTTCTCGTCATCACGGGATAGTCGGCAGTACAGAGCTGTGATTTTGTCTTTATCTGACTGTTTACTCATTTTGCTCCTTTCCACAGTCGGATATGTATTTGTAGGATAGTTTTATTATAACATATCCGGCTGCTAAATTCAATACTTTAAAGCACTAAATTGAATCTTTCTCTACTATCTTTTCAATCTTCTTTAAGATTGTTTTGTCAGCGTTCTGATTGAAGTGCGTTCGCACAACATAGGTTGTGTTGTCAATGTCCTGTGTGTATCGTAACGGTTCAACGAACTGTTCATACTTAAAATAGTTTAGCCGTTGCTCCGCTGTCATCTTACTGAGCATATCGAAGTAATCCTCAATGACTGCGTTGAGTGCTTCGGTAAGCGGCGTTTGAATATCAAGGACTTTGCCTTTGTCATCAACATAGTACATAATCTGTCACCTTCCTTTCGTAGTTAAGATTTTCGAAAACAGGTCTTAGGGTGTCCCTAACAAGTGCTGAAATTCCGAGGTGATTTCTCAGCAACAACCGTTTGTGGATACGAACGGTCTGCTTGCTGAGATAATACACGGTAGTTTCAGCAAGCACTGTTTGTGGTTACAAACAGTATGCTTGCTTAGATTCAACATTGTTATGCAGTGTTCTGAAAAACTGTCAACATATCTGTCACCCTAAACTGTCACTATGGTTGTCTGTGATTATATATTTCGATGATTCTTCTTCGGTTAGTACGCCGAAAATTGATGCCGATACCGTCACGTTTTCTCAACCGATACCAATATTTGTTGAGCAGTTTTGTTACCGTATTAGTCGGCGTAACGGTGTCGTTCATTTCGGTAAGTAAATCTGTAGCTGTGCCCATCCAGTAATGCTTGTCAACCATAAACGCTCTTAACCTTCCGAAAAAAGGATGATCTTCGGTCAGCTTCGGATAGCCTTCACGACTGACTTTCTCCATTGCCAGCGCAACAATTTGTTCACCTTTAGTCATTGTTTCTCCTTTCTGTCACTGTAAAAAGTGACTGTTTTGTTGTAAGTTTGCCGCTTTACCCGAATGTCGTTCCTGCGCCGGATTTTCACCGGAGCGTCGTATCGCTCGCTTACGATCATCGCAATATCATATCCCATTCGGACGGTCATTCAGTTGTATTTTGACACGACAAAAAGCCAAGTCACGCAAGGCACTTCCCTCAACTTCAAAAAGGTAAACTACCCCCTTGGTTGAGAAGCCTCATGTAACTTGACTTTAAATTTTTTGATTAAACTTTTGAAAAATTAAAGCGCTTATTTGTACTGCCGTTCACTAAAATAAGCTAAACTCAAATGACTAAAAACAGAACGGAGCCGGCACTTCTGTCAGCGTACCGGTACCCTATAGCGCATCTTTGGCTTTGCGCTGCCCGCAGGTGATGCTCCAGCGCTCGTCAGCTCTTTACACTCATAAGTTCATCACTATTCAGTTGTCGCACACAATCTGCGAACAGTTTTGTGTACAGTAATTATTATAACGAACATTCGTTTGGTTGTCAAGCAAATTTAGAAAATTCGTTCGACAAACGTTAGTGTATTTAAGATGTCACGTCTAAACAAGCAGTGCGTTTTTACTCCTACCGAGAAAAACACGTTTGTTAGGGACACATAAGACCTATAAAAGATTCTCTTTTTCGTTTTTATGTCTGTTAATTTGTTTTATTATATGATATGATAAAATTATCAATCATCAAGGGGCGATAGTATGAGCGCTAAGAATCAATTTGATTGGATATCATTTTATGAGGAGTTTGCAGATAAGCTACTTGCATATAAGGACAATCGGCAGGAGCTGATTGAAAAAATAAAGCAGGTTTATGAGGTTACAGGGATAAAACTGCCGACTATTGATAGAGATAAAGGCGGAAATAATATCCTTGTTGATATTGATCCTTTTACAGTTTTTGGATTATTTAATAAACAACTAACTGAAAAGAACAGAATAAAACTTATTACTGAATTCAAGTAATTGTTTGACATAAAAGCTGATGTTCCTATGTCTTTTGACGGAATTCCTGTGTTAAGTCCACTAAAATCTACTTTTTTCTATTTTGTAGATAACAGAGGAGAATCAGATATACAAAACCTCTGGTCAATTTTTGAATTAGCGCCTACTCTGTCAAAAAACGATACAGAAGAAAACAGACAAGAGTTTATTTCTGCTTTTAATACAGTTAGGAAACAAAAAAGCGTAAAATGGAATTTGTCAATGGGCTTATACTGGATTCGTCCCAACAGATTTATAAATTTAGATTCACGCAATAGGTGGTTTATAAAGAATAATGACAGCTTACCTGAGTCAATTACAGCCACAGTAAAAAATCTGCGTGATACACCGAAAGCAGAGATATACTTAAAACTTTGTGATGATTGCATTGCTTATATTCAATCTGACAAATGTTCCTATAAATCATTGGCAGATTTTTCTTGCAGTGCGTGGAGTGTATCTAAGCAAGATGATGAATATGAGAAACTTTCCGAGAAAAGCGATGCTAATTCCGGCGCAAAGTTCCTGCGTTGGTTCAAGCCTCTTTTGCAGGCGCTCAAAGATTTAGGCGGTTCGGCTACTCCGAAAGAAGCACGAAATAAAATTATAGAAAACGAAAATCTGACCGAGGAAGAAACAAGCGCAGTTGTCGGTAAGACGCAAACGCCTGAATTCAACAATGACGTTGCTTGGGCAAGGCAGTACCTTGTCAGAGGCGGTTATTTGGACAACAGCACTCGTGGTGTTTGGAAACTCACCGAAAATGGCTGGACTGTTGATATGACAGACGAATTAGCGTCAGAGATTTTCAAGACGATTGTTAAAGAAAACCAGCAAGATAAAGAAGATAAAGGCTCAGCTCTTGCTGACGAAGATGTAAACACAAAGCGCTATTGGATTTACTCGCCCGGCAATAATGCTTCAAAGTGGAGTGAATGTACCGAGAAAGGAATTATGCTCATCGGTTGGGGTGAAATCGGTGATTTGACACGCTTCACTTCAAAATCGGAAATGAAATCTGCTATGCAGGACACCTACGGCGACAATAAGCCTTATCGCAATGCAGCTCTTGCTACTTGGCAGTTTGCCAATGAGATGAAACCGGGCGATATTGTTTTCGCTAAGCAAGGTATGTATAAAATAATCGGTCGTGGCGTTGTTGAGTCCGGTTATATATATGATGACAGTAGCGAAGATGAGTATAATAACACCCGTAAAGTAAAGTGGACAGACATCGGTGAATGGGAACATCCCGGTCAGGCAGTTATGAAAACGCTGACTGATATTACCCAATATACGGAATATGTTGAAAAGCTCAATGCGATGTTTGACACAGAAGATGATGACAATGATATTGATGTCGAGGAAGAACCGCTGAACACCTATACCAAAGAGAACTTTCTTGCAGACGTATATATCAGTGAAAAACAATATGACACGTTAGAAGGACTGCTCCGTAAGAAATTGAACGTCATTTTGCAGGGTGCTCCGGGTGTCGGTAAAACCTACGCCGCAAAGCGTCTTGCCTATTCAATGATGGGCGTTAAGGATCCCGAACGTGTGCAGCTTGTTCAATTCCATCAAAGTTATTCCTATGAGGATTTTGTCGAGGGCTTCCGTCCGTCAAGCACAGGAATGAATTTTGAAATTAAGAAGGGCGCATTTTACAACTTCTGCAAGAAAGCGTCCGATGATAAAGAAAACGAGTATTTCTTTATCATTGATGAAATCAATCGTGGCAATCTCAGTAAGATTTTCGGCGAGCTGTTTATGCTGATTGAAGCCGATAAGCGAGGTAATGATATTCAGTTGCTCTACTCTTCGGACAAGTTTTCCGTCCCGAAAAATGTTTACATTATCGGTATGATGAACACAGCTGACAGAAGCTTGGCGATGATTGACTATGCGCTCCGCAGGCGTTTTGCGTTCTATGAAATGAAGCCTGCGTTTGAATCCGAGGGCTTTAGAGAATATCAGTACGGATTAGAAAATGATAAATTCAACAAACTAATTGACTGCGTTATCAGCCTGAATCAGAAGATTGCCGACGACGAATCTCTCGGTGAGGGCTTCTGTATCGGTCACAGCTATTTCTGCGATATTGAGGAGATTAAGGAGAACACGCTGACCGATATTGTGGAGTTTGAAATTATCCCCTTGCTCAAAGAGTATTGGTTTGACGAGCCTTCAAAAGTAAAAGAATGGACTGACCGTTTGAGGAGTGCTGTCAAGTGATTCCGATTCAAAATATCTACTATATGCTCTCCTACGCATTTCAAGTGCTGAACGAGCAAGGATATAAAAGTGTGGCGACAGAGCATTTTGAGAATGTGGCGGATTTATGCGCCGCAATACTGATTAAAGGCTTGTCAAAGCAGCTCAAGCGTGGTCTGATGAAGGATTATATCCCGAAGCGTGAACCGCTGACGGCGCTGCGTGGTAAAATGGAAATTTCGGAAACGCTGAAAACAAATTCCATTATCAAGCGGCAGGTTGTGTGCTCCTACGATGAGTTTTCCGAAAATGCCTATATGAACCGTATCATCAAGACGACAATGCTGCGCCTGATGGTGGCGGACGTTGACAAGAGCCGCAAAAAGGAAATGAAAAAGCTGTTGGTGTTCTTAGGCAATGTTGAGCCGCTGCCGATTTACAGTATCAACTGGAATCTGCGCTATGACCGCAATAATCAGACGTACCGTATGCTGGTTTCGGTTTGCTATTTGGTTTTGAAGGGCTTGCTGCAAACACAGTCGGACGGCACAACCAAGCTGATGGACTTCCTCGACGAACAGCGTATGCACCGCTTGTATGAGAAGTTTATTCTGGAATATTTCCGCAAGGAACATCCGGAACTGACCGTCGGCGCACCGCAAATCCCGTGGCAGCTCGACGACGATTTCTGCGATATGCTTCCAGTTATGCAGTCAGATATTGTGCTCGAAAAAGACGATAACATTCTGATTATCGACGCAAAATATTACGCCCATACCACACAGCAGCGGTTTAATAAGGCAACTATCCACTCGGCAAACCTGTATCAGATTTTTACCTACGTCAAGAACAAGCAGGAAGAACTGAAGGACAGGCAAGTAACCGTTTCGGGAATGTTGCTCTACGCCAAAACAGACGAACAAATTGTCCCCGACAACACCTATCAAATGAGCGGCAACCAAATCAGCGTGAAAACGCTTGACTTGAATTGCGGGTTTGATGAGATTCGGGAGCAGTTGGATAAGCTGATGATTTAGAAAGGTAAAAAATATGCCATTCAATAGAGAAAGTTATAAACAGATAGCAACGCAGGGCTTTTTTTCTGAATATCTTCCGCCATGTTTTTTCTTGGATAAAAAGGTTTTAAATTATGTTCCACCCGAAAACTGTGATATAATACAACCATATTGTTTTACAATGAGCAAATATGATCAGGCTGATTCCAGAAGAAATATTTATATTACTGAATTAGGATCATATCTTGTATTACACGAATATATGTGGAATAATAATTTGCTGAAAGAATTGATAGATTTTACAAAAAGTGAGGATTATTCTTTTTCTCCAGTTATTAATCAACAAGGTCAAATTTATAGATTTGAACAATCATATGGACAAACAGAGGAAGTATTAGAGGAATCTTTTGAAATATGTTCTGACTACATAGAAAACATATCAAAAAAAATAATAAAGGCAACTGGAGCAAAACTGATTCTAAAATTAGATATATCAAATTTTTATGGTGCCATTTATACACATTTAATTCCTACTATAATTATGGGATATGAATCAGCTGATTCAGAATATCGTCAAAGCCAAAAAGTCGAAAATTTAAGTCCAACATATGAAAAATACTCCAAACTTGATAAATTAGTTCGTAGAATGAATTCAAATCAAACAAATGGATTATTAGCAGGTCCTTTTGTTTCTCGATTGATATCAGAAGCGCTGCTTACAAGAATAGATAAAGAAATAAAATCTGAAAACATCCGGTTTGTCAGATATGTTGATGATTATGAAATCTTTGTTTTTGATGATAATACTGAAACGACAAAAAGCAAAATTGATTTGATTCTTAGAAAATATAACCTAACTATTAATAACGAGAAAACAAGAGAAGAAAAATTCCCATATTATATTAATAAGAATCTTAATAAACTATTTACTGATCTACACATTGATGAATTTGATAATGAACATCTAATGGATATGTTTAACAGCTTTTTTACATTAGAAAACAAGGGAACAAAGGGAGCAATAAGATTTTTGTTAAAATCTTTAGAAAAAAATCCCATTGATATATCAGATTCAGAATTATACAAGGCATATCTGTTAACTATATTACAGAACAATAAACGCTCTTTAATTAAAGCTTGTCAGATTTTAATTGAGAAGAAATCCGAAAACTTTTGTATTAATGATAAAGATATTACGTTAATTAAAAAAATACTTCTACGCAGTTTGCAGCAAATAAATGATTTAGAAGTAATTTGGTTATTGTACCTATTAATTGAAATTGAGGGAATCGAAAGAGATGATGATATAATAATTCGGATATGTTCAAGCAAAAATGAATTAGCTCAAGTAATGCTATTAAGAAAAGGATTCATATCTCAGGATTTAAAGCAAACAATGAAATCATCCTCGACTTCTTGGATATTGAATTATGAATTGTTTTCTGAAAACATAATAACCGAAGATGAATTCAAAGAAAAACTTACAATTCACCAAAACTTGAATATGTATAACAAACTAAAACAAAATGGAATCCATTTTTGCGAATTCTAGCAAACAAACTGGAACGGGAGAAGATGAAATTAATCATCTTCTCCCGTTGATTAAACAAGTATCAATTCATTATTGACAATTTCTTCTGCACGGTTGCGTATATTATTCATTCTCTTTACCCACAGCATTTGATTATCTGCTTTGAGTTGGTCGGTTATACCTTCCTTTTCGGCAAGCTGCCTTACTAACCGAAAGAACATATCCTCTGCCTGTTCGTCAATATCGGCGAGGTAGGCTGTGAGCTTGCAACTCGTCAGCAGGTTTGTATATAAGATGGGACGATGATGTTTGATATATTTCAAATGCCGCTTGCCCCAAATTCCAATCTCAACCTTCGGCTGTTCGGGCAATTTCAGGTCGGGTAAAAGGTAATTACCTTGCTGTGTATATGTAATCTTATTTGTCATAATTAATTCCTCCATAGTAGTCGAAAAAGTGTGTACAAAGTTCGATGTAAATTGCCAGTATTTATGCGATTCTTAGAGTGTTGAACTTAATGGGTTAAGGTATCATCATTACCAACCTCAAAATCCGCAAATATAACGTTTACGAGCTTTTGCTGACAACCTTCATTTTCTTGATTTTAGCGTTAGCCACCTTAACCAAAACTTCATCAATGAGGTCGGTGTATTTACCTTCGGATATTAGTCTATTCCTCAAATCATTTAGGCTTTTAATCACTAATCGCCTTTCTTCATAATTTAGATAGACGTGATACTTTGTATTCATTCTGCTTCCTCCTTCAAGAAATCAGTAAAGGGAGCTGTGTTGCTAACAAAGGTATCGTAAGTAAACTGAGTCCCCAAACGAAAGCCAACAATAAAACTATCTAATTCCGATTCCCCTAAAACGATATTTGAAGCATTTGCATATGACAAAAAAGTTTTCTTATCATCTCCTGACAGGTTTTTCGTTAAGACTTCCTCTGCGTTAGCAAGAATAGTCATATATTTTTGAATATAACTGCCTTTTTGGTAACTGCGAGTTTGTGGATCAATATTCCCATAGAACAATTCTGAAATAATGTTTTTCATTTTGTAAAACCTCCGTTAATCTTGATTATATCCTACAAAATCAATCATTCCGACTGTTTTACATAAGACCTTCTTTATCTCTAATACCCCGTATACCTATTTTTATCGGTGACCCATAAGGGTCGCTCTCCTCACGGAGAGCGTGGATTGAAATATTACCCTGTCGCACCATTCTACCTCGCCTTTGGTCGCTCTCCTCACGAAGAGCGTGGATTGAAATTTTAATAGTAACAAGAGCATAATCTTTATACAGTGTCGCTCTCCTCACGGAGAGCGTGGATTGAAATTCTACCCCTCTGTTAGAACGAGGGGTCCTCGCCTGTCGCTCTCCTCACGGAGAGCGTGGATTGAAATTTATGTTTTTGTGACACTCACAATTAAAAATTGTGGTAGGACTGTGAAGAATTTTCTTTTGACATGTATAGTCAAAAGATGTATCAACATCTACATATCCTGTTCGTATAAAGTGGTTGTTTATTAAGGTTTTGTTGTCAAGATACATATAGCACATAAGATTATTTTCTGCATCATATTTTACAGTATCATACCTCAAGAATATCTTTCGTTTACGAAATTTCTCCTGTAAAAACCTGATGGCTTTTCCTTGATATAGCGGGTTAGACTTGATACCTAACAGACGAACTACAAGTCCATTGCTAAATTCGATTTTATCAGATGCAATTACTTGCTTTACGCTAAAGAGTTCATTGCGTTTTGTTTTTGTCTTATCAATCTTTGAACCAAATTGAAGTTTTTTCATATCAACTTTCTTATCCATTCTATGTGAATCACTGAAAATATAAGGAAGCTAATTAAAAGATGAAATGTTTCCAATTTCGTCTTCTGTAAAAATACCTTTGTGTCATCGTCTAAATCAAACTGATCTACTCCCAATTTCTCGCGAATGATGGGTTCAAAATTTTTGTTAATTTCATAACCGATAGAGTTTCTTCCAAGATTCTTTGCAGCAAGAGATGTCGTGCTACTACTGGCAAACGGATCAAATACAGTTTCTCCCGCAAAAGAAAACATTTAATTAATCGTTTAGGTAGTTCTTCGGGAAACATAGCTATATGTCCCATTTGTTTAATGCCGTTAAAATTCCAATGCGAAGAAAAATATTGATTCCACTCTTCTTTGATAATAATAGATTGTTCTTTCTGCTGTTTTGTTGGTTTTGGCGCATTACCCAACTTCTTGAAAATCAAAATGAATTTATAATCCATCTTTAATATTCCATTACGAGGATACGGATAACTACCCATAATTGCCCCTCCGCCAGAGGTGTTCATTATGGTGGTTTTTTGCCAAATAATAGCTCACATATAATCCATACCTAAAGTTTCACAAAAGCGAATTATCTCTGTTCTAATAGGAATGACCTTATATCTTCCATAATACACAGAGCGGGCAAATTGGTCTCCGATATTAATACACAATCTGCATCCGTCACATAGTATACGATTGCACTCTTTCCATACTATATTTAAATTGTTGATATATTCTTAGTAACTGTCGTTAAATTTTATTTGCTTTTTGTATCATAATTTTTAAATTACCAGTACGGAGGTGATGTTATAATTAACTGTACAGATTTATCTTTAATCTGATTGAGCGAACGACTATCGCCAAATATAAATTTATGTTCAGTCATAACAAAATCCTTTCTATTTAACAAGTTCTCCATTACTTAAAACAAAGTACTGTTCGTATGTAACATTCAAAGCCTTCGCAATTTGGTTAAGCTCATCTTGAGTGATCGTATTTCTTTTGAGTTTTGCATTAAAATTTTGTGTTGTCTGGTTAATTCTACGTGCAAGTTCAGATAAGCTTACACCTGTTCTTACACACAAAACACGGATTTGTTCTGATGTAGTCATAAATTCTCCTTTCAAGGCTTATCGTATTCACTATAAACTATTTGATTTATAATGCCAATCATTCAGCTGTCGATAAAAGAAAATTAGCAACAGAGATTTCTCCCTGCCGCTGTGGTATTTATACGGTATAAATTAACTCAGCATTTATGATTTCTGTTACTTGATTACGGATATTGTTCATTTTCTGTAACCAAAGCATTTGATTGTCGGCTTTGAATTTTTCTTTTACATTTTCTTTTTCGGCGAGGTCTTTTACCAGCCGGAGAAAAAGTTGTTGAGCCTGCTGTTCAATATCTACAAGATATGAATTGAGCTTACCGCTTGTCAGTAAATTGTAGTAAAGCACTTTATGATTTTGATTCAAATATCGTTTATGCCTCAATGACCATACGCCGATATTCGCTTCCTTTTCTTCTTCCGCTGATAAGGATAGGTCGGGTAACATATAGTCGCCGACCTGTGAGTAAGTACCGCCTGTTTGTTCAAAAATTGTGTTTGTCATTTTGTTTTACCTACAAAAATTTATTTATCTTGAGCGTGGATTTTCACGCTTATGACCTTTGATATTTCTTGCCTGTTCAAGTAAATTGTCAATTTGTTTATTTCCGAACACCTTACGCAAAAGCTTGTAATCTTTGACCTCTGAACGCAGATTTTCGTTTTCATTTTTCAGCTTGCTGTTGATTTTCGACAACATTTCGTTCTCACGATATAGATTGCCGTTTGTAATGTTTAATCTATGGTAATTGTCCCAACCTTCAAAACAACGAGCTAATGCCGTCTTGACTAACGCTTTTAATTTTTGAATAAGCGGCTCTGCAATTTTGGTTTTATACGCTTTTGCGGACATAAAACTTTGCGGCTCGGAGAGCTGATATTCGGGTGCGGTATCGAGCATTTCTTCCACCGTTTGCAGGCGTTCCAGACCCTCGTCATAATTTAATTTTCTGTCGGACAGAGCGTTAAATTCAGTCTGTTTTTTCTCGATTTCGGCACCTAATTTTTCAAGTTCTGCCGCTCTTTTCTGCATTTTGTAGTCCATAACAGACAGATGTTCTTCGTGCGTGCCTTTGTGCTCCCACTTGATTCCGTAGCGTTCCATTACGAATACGAGTGCGGATTTTTCTGCACTCACCCATTGGTTCCACTCGGTATCTCCACGAGTTCCGCCTTTGAAACCTTGTGCGGCAAGCGCTTGTTTTAGGCTTACTCTCGTATCAAGTCCACGCTTACTGCCGGTTGTGAACGGAACAAAATCAATATGCAAATGGGGCGTTGCCTCGTCCATATGCAGATGAGCAGAGAACACTTTTAGGTTAGGATTTCGCTCTTGAAATCCCCGATAATACTCATCTAAAACATGCCGTGCAAGCTGTCCGTTTTCGCTTTCGGCGTTCATATTTTCCTTATCACCAATCTGCAAAATCAATTCGTGAAACGGCTTCTCTTGTTTGGAATTTCTGATTTTTTCGTAATAGTTTTCTATCTTACGGTCGGCTCTTGTCTGTTTTTCGTTGTATCTTTTTAGTGCTTCATCAAACAATTCGTGATAGATTTTCTTTATCGGCTCGTTGCAATAATCAATGTTAAGATGACTACGCACGCTACTAAAATGTTTGTCACGGTCGTCACACATTGACACGCCTATTTCATAAGAGATAGTTTTCGTCCGTTATGCGTTCGACTTGCTTTGTAGTGAATGCCATAATCTTTAAGCAGTCGGTTTGCATTTATACTTAACCTCAATGAAAGAACATTTGGTTTAACATCTTCTCCGAGAATTTCGCAGAGTTCGGAAGCTGTACCTTTCCACACTTTACTTTCCGACAAAAGAGTTGTTGCAATTTTTTTAAGTAACGGCTCAGGCGGCTCTTTCCACAATTCTGTTTCGGACTTCTCAAAATTCCAAATTAGTTTTTCGGCATCTCTCACAAGATGAATTTTCATATCTTGTTGATCCTTGCCGGCAACATCAAGTGTGGCATTATTAGAAGTTCTTTTTTCTTTGCTGAGAACAAACGCTCCATCGGCAGCTCCCATCAATCCGTTTGTTCCTGAAATCATATCGAAAATATCTTCCGCTTTTTGCTTGCGAGTATGGTGAACAATGAGCAAAGTAAAGCACGGTTGATTTTCGCACTTTGTAACCCCATAACGGTGTGCCTGTGCTTATGTGATAAGCAAGCTGTGCCATCATAAAACTTTTACCCACCTTTGGAGAGCCTGCAAAAATATAAGTACCTCTTTGCAGCAAACCGTCTATCAACGGTGTTTGAACATTAAAAACCGTATCATACAACTCGCTCATCGAAACTGTTTTGAGATACGACGGATTCATTTGCTTTGAAAATTCTTTTTGCATTTCCTCAAGATAATCATCTAAGCTCTTGCCATCCTCATTAAAATCGGTTATACTATCATTACATACATTTGGTGACTGCTCCGTATCTGCGCCAACAGATACAATCGGAGTGGTCATTTTTTTATTTTCCATTGTTGTCATCTCCTTTCAATCCATTCATTGTGGTAGCGATAAGGTCGATAGTATCAAGAAGCTCCGGCTCAATGCTCCCACCGACATCATTTCGTTGCAATTCATTAAGGATGAATTCCATTTGAGTTTTAAGAGCCTTGTAAACTCTCGGACTCGGTTGAACTACCACCTCACGCTCCATACATTTGCGATAGCAATATTCCTGCTTGGGCAATCCCGAAAGAGCAATTGCTCTGTTCAACTCTTTTTGTTATTCGGGAGACACTCTGAAAGCTACGGTAATACTGCGAAAACGATTATACTTATCAATATTTTTGGCTGACATAATATCACACTCCTTTATTCATAAAATCAAGTTTTATTGCCATTTCTTTTTGCTTTGACGGGAACAGATGCGCATAGCGATAAGTAATTTCTATACTCTCGTGTCCCACTCGGTCTGCAATGGCGACTGCCGAAAATCCCATATCAATTAAAAGGCTGATGTGACTGTGCCTTAAATCGTGAATACGAATACCATTTACACCTGCGGCTTTTGAGCCTCTGTCCATTTCGTGATGAAGATAGCTTTTCGTTATGTTGAAAATACGGTCTTTCCTTTTCAGCCCGTACTGCATATCAAAAAACTCCTGCATTTCAGTACAAAGAAAATCCGGCATTTGCACCGTTCGATTACTTTTCTTTGTTTTCGGTGAAGTAATCATATCTTCACCTTTTATTCGTTGATATGTTTTGCTGATTTTTACCGTTCCTTTTTCAAAATCAAAATCAGCAGGGGTAAGAGCAAGCAATTCTCCCTCACGGATACCTGTCCAATAAAGCATTTGAAAAGCATAGTAAGAAATCGGTTTATCCATCATTACTTCGGAGAACTTTTGATATTCTTCCTTCGTCCAAAATAGCATTTCCTTGCGTACTTCACTACCCATATTTCCGGCTTTTGCGGCGGGATTGCTACGCAAATCATAAAATCATACCGCATAATTAAATATGGCGGAAAGTTGATTGTGCAGCGTTTTCAGGTAGGATGATGAATAGGGCTTATTATCCTCATTACGATATGCAAGCATTTCATTTTGCCAAGCTCTTACATCTTTGGTTGTAATCTCATTAATTTTATAATTTCCAAAATACGGCAGAATTTTCTGCTGAATAATATTTTCTTTTGTTTGCCAAGTGCTTTCCTTTAATCGTGGCTTTTGCTCTTGGCAATAGATTTCAAGAAAGGCGGAAAAGGGCATATCTAAATCTCCTGAATTTTGTTGTCGGAAAGTATGCTCCCACTCCAGCGCCTCTCGTTTTGTATCAAATCCCCGCTTACACTTTGGCTTGCGTTCGCCTTTCCAGTTTGTGTATTGAGTCATCACATACCAAGTTCCGTTATCTTTGTTTTTGTAAGCCGGCATTATACCTCTCTCCTTTCTGCTCCGTAAACTCTTTCATTAAAATACTGTCGGCTGATGCGTCCTGCAACTGTGATATATCCTTTTGCACTCAACTCATCATTGAGCTGTTTTATAACCTTATACGCATAAGATTTCGATACATCCAATTCCTCTGCAACCGCATCAGCTCTGATAAAAGACTTTTCTGTCATAAAAAACACCTCCTTTATAATTGTTTTGGTTATTTAGTGTCGGATACTTTCTGACCGCATTCCGATTTGCCCGAGCGGATACACCATTACCGTGATGTATGACGGATATTCAGTTTTCACAAATAGACTTATCGCTATTTGTTTAATGATTATACTAAACATATTCCGTTATGTCAAGTGGTTTTCACGAAAATGTTAAACTTTTTTGTTTTATGTTGCTTGACATATACTAAACATATATGATATACTTATCGCATATTACATAAACAAGGAGCGTAATTGCTATGGCAATCGGTGAAAGAATTCGTTTTTTTCGCAATCTGCGAGGAATGACACAGAAATATTTAGGACAGGTGGTCGGATTTCCTGAAAAGACCGCTGACATTCGTATGGCACAGTATGAATCCGGCTCAAGAACACCTAAAGCTGATTTAACAAATAAACTTGCAGAGGTTTTCGATATATCTCCGCAGGCGCTTTCTGTTCCCGACATTGACAGTTATATAGGCTTAATGCACACCTTGTTTACATTAGAGGACAGATACGGATTGACAATAGTTAAGACTGAAAACGGTGTTTCAATGTATGCAGACCCTCGCAAGGGGACGGATGCCGCCGAGCTTTCCGAAATGATAAATGCGTGGGCTGAACAATCCGAGAAATATCATAACGGCGACATTAACCGTGACGAATATGACAAGTGGCGCTACAATTATCCGAAGTATGATGAAACTTCCGGTTTTGTAAAAGTGCCGCCACATGAACTGAACGATACGATGATGGGAATTTTCAAAGACAAGCTGAAAGATAGGTGATAATATATGTCGTTTAGTAAAACAATTCAAATGTTCATATTTGACGGAAATCCAAACGGACGTATTATGTGCGAACTTTCAAACTGGAACGGTCGTGTATATAAGATTTCAAGAAACGAGTTGCCTGAATTTTCACAAAGAGATGATTCAGAAAATACAGGAGTATACTTCCTCTTTGGGAAAAATGAGGAGAATAATGATACTGTTTACATTGGTGAAGCTGAAAGAATGTTCTCAAGGCTTAAACAGCATTTAAAGGACTCAAAGTATTGGAACGATTGCATCGCAGTTATCAGCAAAGATAATTTACTTAACAAGGCACATGCTAAATATCTTGAAAATAAGTTCTATTTTTTGGCCCAAATTGCTGGTAGATCTATTGTCATAAATAGTACAGTTCCAACCTGTTCTTCCATATCCGAATATGATGAAGCAATGCTACAGGAATTTATTAGCAATGCTAAATTGCTTGTAAACACACTAGGATATAAAGTTTTTGATACAGTTGAAGATGCTGTTGTAAGACATAATGACATGCAGTCGTACTTTTTCATAAAATCCGCCAGGGGGGCTGATGCAAAAGGTTTGATAGTATCAGATGGCTTCGCTGTGATGAAAGGTTCAGCTATTGCATCTTCTACTGTACCAAGCATGCCGGATAATCTCATGAAACTGCGCAGTTCTTTAATTGAAAAAGGAATAATAGATGAAGATTTAAAACTCACACGAGATTATATTTTTACAAGCCCATCCCTTGCGGCAGCAGTAGTAATGGGTAGAAATGCGAATGGGCGAACAGAGTGGAAAAATGAAGAACATAAAACAATCAAAGATATAGAAGAATCATAAAACAAAAAGAGCTATCTGACTTCTCTAACAGAAATCAGATAGCTCTTTATTCTTGGATAATCTAAAATGTTGTCACGGGGCAATTCCGTAACCCAAAAGTCCAGCATTTTCAAGGCTTTTTGGCCTTTCGGGTGTTCTGGGGCAAAGCTCATTTTAACCAAAGGGGCAAAAATCACTTTCCCGGCATCACTCAGCTCATCAACAATAAAATCAGAATTTTATTGACAAAATCTCTTGATTTTTCAAGGTTTTCTTCGATTCTGGGCGTAAAAAATGACCTCAAAGGATTGCTCCTTCAAGGTCAGTCGAGAATATCAAATTTTACCGATGGTTAAAAATCAGTGTTGCCCAAAAACAATTCAATTTATTCCCACTCTGTAAAAAGAACTTATTTTTGTTTGTTTTAATCTATTTTTAATTGTTTTTTAAGATTTTTATTGCGACTTTTTTATGTACCAATAGGGGCTCTATATTTTTTTAGTACGATTTTAGTACGCTTTAAAAATCAAAAAGAGCCGTACCCACACACTTGTGTAGATACGGCTCTTAGTCATTTTATGTCATTAAATTTGAATGTTTTCGATATTTGCTCTTTCTTTTAGTATGTTGAGATACTGAAGCATTGCTTTCAGCTGTTGTTCATAAACACACTTTGAGCAAACAGGTTTGAATGGTAACTCATCTTTATACCACTTGTCGAGCATAGTTTTTAAGCCATTGCATCTATTTTCAAGTTGATAATATTCAGCTCGAAATCTGTCTTTGTAGTCATTTGATTGCATAAGTTCGATTGTGTCTGTAAGTTTCATTGTTTAAAATCCTTTCTTATTTTACTCTGATTCGTTGCCCGACATAGATTAAATCTCGGTTCTTGATATTGTTAAGCGATACAAGCTTGTCTACGGTTGTGTTGTATCTGTATGCGATGTAGCTGAGTGTGTCGCCACTCTTAACTGTATAATAAACTTTATCAGATTTTACAGTCGAAGTTGTGCTGATTTTAACAGTGTAATCTAAGCATATCCAGCCACCATACTTGCCAACATAGCCCCAGTTACCTGATACCTTGCTTACTGTTGCCACAGTACCGCATTTCAGTGCAGTAATGATACCGTAGTTTGTGCCTGCGCCCTTACGAACATTAAGTCCTGCCTGAGCTGTAACCTTGACAGAATAATCCGTCTTTTTAACACTGCTTGGCTTTGTAGCTGGCTTAGTTGTTGCAGGTTTGGTAGATGTCTTAGAGGTTACTATATCATCATACATATAGTTCATATCCACCTCACCGCTTATGCCATTTATCTTACCAACCCAGCTATACTGCCAAGTACCACAATCACGCCCCGCAGAGCTTGCACCTGGATAAGCAAGCCACAGATAATACTTACTAAGCTCGCTGTAATTATATCTGTTGTTGATATAATCGTAGTTAGCATACAGCACAGGTTTATACCCTGCTGACTTAACACGCTCAAGAAATGCCTTAGCACACGCTGTAAGGCTCGCTCTTGTATGTACTACTCCCTGCTGACGGCAATAGCGGAGAGTGTCCTCCTCAATGTCATAAGCAATAAACTTACAGCCCTTGTATTCTTTTGCGAGCTTAATAGCGAAGTCTGCTTCCTGTTTTGCCGCTTCTGCATTTACGCAGTATGCAAAATGATATATTCCGAACGGAACATTATACTTTATACAGCCATTTGCGTTGTTACGATATTGTTCGTCTACTTGGTCAGGAGATTCAGAACCAAGACCACAGCGGATAATCGCAAAATCTACTTCTTTGCTTGCCTTACTCCAATCAATTTTGCCATTAGCATATGATACATCAATACCTTTTAATTTTGTTGCCATAATAAAACTTCCTTTCATTGTTTAATCCGTTCAGTCCTCCGCTTCCGGCAAGCTCGCAATACTCGTTAACACAGATAAAATGCCAGCTAGTAAACTTGCAGAGCCTAACATAGCCCAGTTTACATCTTGCATAACTGCTGATACACCAATTGTAGCAACTGCTGTCTGAGCAACTGTTCTAATTGCTCTTATGCCCGCTGCCTTAATCCATTTTTTTGTTTTGTTGCTCATTTTATTACTTCCTTTCGTGTTCTAAATCATCAATGCGATGATTAGCTACTTTGATTTCTTCATCAATGACCGCCGCACGCTGTTCAAGTTTATATGTACGCTCAATCAGATTATTATGTTTGTCCACTTTCTTTTCAAGCTGTTGTATGCGATATGATGTTAGTTTGTTTGTTGTAACAATACCGCCAAATGTACCTACAAGTGACCCGATAAGTGCAAGTGCCGCAGAAATAATAGTTGAATCCATTTCTTCACCGCCTCTCATATCAAAGCAAGCGTATGTTCATCAAGAGCATAATATTTTGAGTCATCTATGTTAATAATGCTGTCTTTGCTAACTGTTGAGCAGTCGATAATACCAGTTACAGTACGCTCTGCATTATTTGACTGAATCAAAACCTTACTCTCAATTATCTCAACATTTTCTTTGCAGTCATAATTCAAACGATTCGCAAAAGTATAAGCATCGCCCTTGCCTGTTTCATCTGTACGAATTAACAAACGCTGTGTTGCAGAACCTGCTGTATCCGATTCTTTAGAAACAACATTAAAATTGTCTGTATGATATGAAAAAATATCAACTTCAGCCTTTAACGGTAAAACATAGTTATATCCTGCAAATTTTATTGACAAGAAGTTTGTGTTACGAACAATGCTGAATTTATAGAGTCTATTTGCAACATCTGTTGCAAATAGATATTGTGAAAATTCCAGATATTTTGAATATGTTGTTTCATTGCCGTTTATAATGCAAGTTACATAATAACCTTTTGTTTGAATTGACAGTGTTGCTTGTCGCTTAAATTTGATTTTGTAACAATTGTTTATGTTAAAAACAATAACGGGGCTATATGTTTTTTCCTTATTGAACTCTGCGTCAATATCTGTTTCGCAAGTAATTCTGCCGTCTGCTGATGTTAATTCATTCGCAAATGCTTTGATAAAATCCTTTTCTGTGCCGTTTATGCTTACCGTTTTATTTACATAACTCATTAAACCATCTCCTCATATTCCTCATATTCCTCTGCGAGAGGATAAATTATTTCGACCTGATGAGTATTAAGCCATGCTGCAACACTTGCCCTGTCCTCATTGCAAGTCCCTGTCGGCAGGACAATATAAAGTGCCTGCGAGCTGTTTATATATATTTCTGTGTCCGAAACTGCTGTTAAAGCTGTCTGTGTGCTTACAGACAAACGATTACAATACGCATTTGTTGCTCGTGAAGCAATAGCTTTATCGAATGTTGTTTTTGTATAGCCAATAGCGAAATATCCATCTGCAACTCTTGAATCGTCGCTTGGAATTATCGCTGTAATCGGGGTACTGCCGTCAACGATGAAGTGCCCGCACCTGCGTGTTATTGTTACAGTGCCGTTGGTCGCTGTCAGACTATCATAGACAGTGCCATCAGGCAGGCTATAAAGTGTTGTATTATTAATATGTAAGCCTGTGAGGACTGACGGATTATCAAGTGACTTATTACCGACTATGCTCTCTGTTGTCTTGCCGATTAACTCGCTTGGCGTGTTGTAGTAGATTATCGGTAGTGCCCTCGTTTTGATTTTTTGTATAAGATAGCCCGACAGCAATTCTATTGTTCTGTGGTCGCTTTTCCCACTTCCGCTCGGCTTCGAAAGCTTGCCAAACAAACTCTGCTTTTGAGTTATTTGTCCTTTAAGTTTCATCATTGTGCAGCCTCCTTTGCTGTAACAGCAGGCAAAATTACACATTTGCTGCACGGAATAATCATATAAAAGTTGCCGTCTGATGTCTGTAAACCAACATCAAACCTGTATTCGGGACTTGGATTTAGGTCAGAAGTGTCCTCAGGAGCAAAATTTATAACATAAGAATCACCATATAATGCTTCGCTACTAACTTCCTTTTTAACATCATAATCTGTATTTTGCGGATTACGCTTTATACCTAATCTGAGAACCTCTCCGCTTTGTAGCTTGTATATATTACTGTCATCGTCCGTAATAGTAATTGCAATGCTCTGCGTTACTCCCCGTATCAATTTAAGCATTATTCCCACCCCCAATATTTTATGGTTTCACCTGTTGACGTTGTATAAGTCATAGCTTTTATTTCACAGCCATCAACTGTAATCGTTTCATTGTCTAAATCAATTACAATTCTGCCGTTCTTACTCCTCAGCACACCGTTCACCGCACTTGCTGATATTTTGCCGTTAATATCAATAAGTTTTTTATACAAGCCAAGATACCCGTTTTCCGATATTGATAATCCGTCTTTGCCGAGTTTTAATACATTGCTGTCAGAAGTGTTAATATCATCGCTGTTCATTGCAAGCAATTCACAAGGTTTATTGTTTGCTCCTGCTCTAATCTGAACATAGCCACCTTTTGCACCTACAAGGGTTGACGCAGTGTTATATGACGCACAGGCGGCTCTTGTGCTTTCACTCTTTGACGATGTTTTTGCCTGATTTTGTATTTTATTAAGCAATTTTGTTCTTGTTTCACCGATAACAAGT